CCTGCCGGGCATTGCCAAGCAGGGGTATTTTTATATTGGAATCAAGGGGGTAGGATTATTTTAGCACAAGGGGGCAGAATCGCTTGGTTTTAGGGGGCAGCTTACACTGGATTTTCCAGTGGATAAGCAAAGGAAGCAATATAATCATATTTGTGACAGTTTAAGTAGATTAACTTTCCCTCCAAGAGAGTTTGACACATTGTTCTTTCATAAATATGGGAATGGCTTTGCGATTGATACAGTATATCCCAACGGGGAACGCCACCTTATAGAGTTGGATTATAAACATGACTATGATTATTTTATAGAGTATTCCGATAACCCAATTATAGATGTTATGTCATACGATGGAAAGGACGGTAAACTGCTCGATTGGCATCAACGATTCATTAATTGGGAGAACATATCCCCTTATTGGGTATATTATGATAAAGAAGGGAATGTATGTGATTTCTATATTATTAATTCCGACAAGGAAGGTTACATTTACCCCACTTATTCTATTCAGCAATTAATTGACAAGTTGAAAAAAGAAAATATAGATTTGTTCCATAATATCTCCATATACTATTATGGGAAAGACTATTTTGATGCGGATTCAGTTCCGTATAAAAGATGGGGCTGGTATGTGGATATAAAAGATACGATTGATTCCAATGATAACTGTAATATGACCGGGCGGCTGTACGACGGGCAAACAGGTGAACTTCTTGATGTATTTAGAGGGATATGGGAAGATTACAATTTCAATTTTGATAAAGATGTCAAATGAATTTAATAACTGAACTTAACCGGACAAGCGCATTTACACGTTAGGGATTGCAGGGGAAAGCCCACAGCTCCGGCGAGGACTTGTAGCGGAAAGCCCGACCGTTTACGGGAGCGCCCAAAGAATATCCCTACCACATATCATGGGACATCGTATTATCTCCGCCTTATTTGCCCGTCACTCTTTCTGTTCGTCCTCAAAAGCGATGGTCTTGGCAAGGAACAGACCGATTACAAACTTTGCTCCGTGTTCGATCAGTTTGCGCTTCGTTTGTATGAATCCTTCGCCAGTTGTCAGTAGATCATCAATTAACAGAACGCATTTGTCCTTGATATATTCGGGGTGAAATTGCAGGTTGGCGGTCTTGTCCTGCCCGTGAGTGCCTTTGAGTTGGGGACGGTCGGTAATAAGGGTGATAGCCCCGTAGCCGTCGGCTACTCCGATGTCCGCCGATAGTTTCCGGCAAAACTTTTCGTAACGGATGCGGTTCTTCTCACGGGTGGATGCGGGAATAGGAACGAGTACGGCACGGTGCTTGTTCTCCTGAATGGCACGGATTCGGCTGATAGCAATGGAAAAGAGCTTGACGGTGAGGTCGGTTTCGTGCCCGGACTTGAACTTGAAAATAAGGTTGGAAACCTTCTTACCCTCAAAGGTGATCTTGTCGTTGCGCCGGACGGGGCAATAATCATACAGGTAAAGGCACAGGCTGCCGTCCAGACGGAAAAAGCCCTGAAAACGGTTATCCAACGGGTAAAAGGCTTTGCGGAAATCGTTCAGGAAGGTAAAGATGAGAACGTTGTTCCAGAAACGGGCTTCGTCCTCGCTGCCGGACTTCAAATAGTACATGAAGCCTGCCAGATGCCCGCTTTCGTACAAGCCCATGCCGATAGTCAGCCTTTCATTGAAACAGGTCTGGCTGACGATATACCATCCGTAACGGGCGAACTGGGCTTCGTAATCGGAACGGGTTTCGAGCAGGAAATAGAATTTGCCGTCGTCCTCGAAACGGATCACGTACTCGCACCGAAGGGCGACCTTACATAAAATGCGGTTTTCTTCCTCGAAAGTTTCGGGGATGGCAAGAAAGGTATATTGTGCTACAAATATAGGGCGTTCCATAGTTACACGTGTTGTTCGGTTACAAAGGAATGGATTCCCGGAGAACCGACCAATTAAAAACGGAAAAAATATGCTGGCTGCAAGAAAATATGTTGCTCTCTGCTTCGTTTTGCACCGTATCGGGAACGACAAAGCTACAAGTGTGGAGCAAAACACGGACAAGCAGTACATAAACGCACGGGCATACCTGTAACAGTCTGTATATTTGCGGGAAACAGTAAATTATCGGATATGGAAATAGTGACTATCGAGAAGAAAACCTTTGAAGAAATGAAAGAAAGGTTCAACAAGTTCAGTGAGCATTTGCAACAGTTGTGTTCACGATACCGCCCGCCGGAAAAGATGAACTGGCTGGATAATGCGGACGTGTGCGAGAAACTCAACGTGAGCAAACGGACATTGCAGACGTACCGTGACAGCGGAAGGCTGGCATACAGCCAGATAAACCATAAGTTGTATTACAGGCTGGAAGATGTGGAAGCGTTCTTAACGGCATTGAGCAAGGAACTGATAGAGGATGAATGATATGGAAGTGATTACAAAGGACATGGAAGAGGTAAAGGCGTACTTCGAGGCTCTGGAACGGGGCACGAAGTACGTGGATAACGTAACGGCGAACTTTCACCCGGTGATGAACGGCGAGGTGTACCTGACGGGGGAAGAGGTATGCCGGATATTGCATATCACTACCCGTACCTTGCAGGACTACCGGGCGCAACGGATTATCCCGTTCATTTCGTTGCCGGGCAAAACACTGTACCGACAATCGGACTTGCTGCGTATGCTGGAAGAAAACTATGTGCAGATGAAGCAAAAGAGCAAACGAAGGAAAAGCTCTACTTAACTTTTGGGTGCGGTGCATGGGTAAATGTAGCAAAGGCAGGAACTTCCAAACGGAACTCCTGCCTTTGCCGTGTTTTGCACTTCCCCGAAGGAATCAGGCGGTTTCACGCATGGCGACCGCCTGCTGCTTGCTGACCTTTTTCTGTTTCCTGTCAAGGACTTTCTTCTGCATGGCTGCGAGGTTGCCGGAGATCGAACGGAAATCGGAGCTTACCATCTTGTTAGTCACTTCGGCGTATATTTGTGTGGTGCTGATATGCTTGTGACCGAGTAGTTTTGAAAGTGCCTCAATCGTACCGCCGTTGCAGAGATAGACCGTCGTGGCGAAGGTATGCCTCGAAAGGTGGAAGGTGATTTCCTTGTTGATTTTGCAAATGGCGGCTATCTTTTTAAGGTAGTTGTTGCATGTGCCGTTGCCCGGCATGGGAAACACGAAATCATCTTCTGCAAGCCCCTTGTAGCGTTCGATCAGTTCTTTGGCTATCTCCATCAGGGGGACGTTGCTCGAAACTTTGGTCTTTGTCCTGCGGGTGATAATCCATTCTTCGCCGTCGAAATCCATACGCTGGATCTTGTCATAGGTGAGAGTCTTTATATCTATGTAGCTCAATCCGGTAAAGCAGCCGAAAAGGAACATGTCACGGACAAGGTTTGTCTGCTTATCCACAAACACGGTATTGGCAATCAGTTTCAGTTCTTCTTCCGTGAGGTAGCCCCGGTCGGTTTCCTGCATTTCAAGGCTGTACTCGCTGAACGGATCGGTGCGGATAATTCCCCTGCGCCAAGCCTTGTCGGTCAGGCTGAGTATGGGCATGGTGTAAATCCAGAGGGTGTTTGCGCTCAATCCCTTTTCATTACGCAGGTAGCTGTCGAAATCGTCTATGAAGTCTTTCGTCAGTTCCTTGTAAGCCATATCGGTACGCTTCCTTTTCTCCCACATGAAGGCTTCGAGATGCTTGTAAACGGTCAGGTATTTGTTATAGGTGGACTTCGCACGGAGCTTCTTTTCCACCATTTCGCCAAACTCCCTGTTCATGGTCTGGAAGTCTTTAAGGATGCAGTTCTCCATCACGCCGATACCTAAAAAGGCGTTGCGCACCTTCTCGGAAGTGACAAAATCGTCCACACGGAGTATCTGGTAGTAGTGGTTGTTGATGCGGGCTTTGATCTCTTCCAACTGCGGGTTAATCTCCAAGGCTTCGGCGGACTTGCCGCTTACTTTTCCGGCTTCGGCGTTCCACAAGGAAGGGGTGACGAACAGCTTTGCGCTGAACGTGGCAATATCGCCGTCAATGGTGATACGTGCCATTACAGGGGCTTTTCCGTCACTTACTCTCACTGCTGTTCTCTTCACGTAGAACAGGACTTTAAAGGTGCTTCTCTTTGTTTTCATAACTCTAAATATTCGTTTGTAAAGGTAATTACTTTCCCGTTACCACGAGTTATGAAGAATTACGCAAAATAGTGAAACAGAACTTGTTACCATTACAGTAGGGTGTCATGGATTAGGTAATGACTTAGTACCTGAACTATGGCTTAACCCTACTTTTTGGGGCTTTTTTTGCCTATGGCTGTTTCTTTCCGCTTTGCTACTAAGATGCTGACCTGCTTATTTTTAAGCTAAACTTTGCTTTTCTTTGCGACTGTTCCCGATTTTTATACAATAAAAGCAATTTATTTTCTGATTTAAGTAAGATTGTTAGTAATAACAGTTATACGATAAAATTACCCAAAACAATACATAATCAACGTATCATAGAACATGCGGATACACCTTCATGTAATACTGCTTATCCGAGAAAATTCCATCATGCAAGGTATTTTCGTAATGGAATAGAAGTTATCTCAAATGCAAAAGCGGTACTTCTATCTGTTTCTGAGACCATTGATATTGCTATTACGTGGGGAAATATTACGGTATTGGCCGGTATTGTAGAGAATGATAAGACTTTAAACGAACTTGTTGATAATGGTTACTACATGACCTGGAGAAAGGAAATTAGTAATTATCAGGCTGGAAATCCTTTTATTGTATCTGATATGAATATGGGGATAAGAAGTTTTGATACTCTAAATTATATACATCCCAGTGTAAGGGTTCGTTGGATATTAGACCGTATATCTGCTGATAATGGACTTGGCTTTTTATTCTCAAATGATATTGTGGAAAGATATATTAGTAAGTTGATTGTTCCATTATTGACGCGTCATGGTCGAGGGTTTGATGTAAATAATCAATTTGGATTGGCTGCGAGATATAATAACGGAGTAAGATATGACTATTACTTGACTGCAATATTGAAAGATGCCTATGCTAATAGTTTTTTGGCAGTAATCAATGCCGATACCAGTAATTCGGGAATAAAAATTCTCAAAGAAAGTACTAAGATTAGAATATCGGCAAGAATGTTTTTTGATTTCGCTAGTACAGTTCCGGTAAATCCGGCTTTTGTAGCATATAAAGTAGTGGATGGGAGAGCGGAAGAAGTATTTTCTGCTGATGCTTCTGAATTGCAGGGCAAAGGTGGGCAGACATGGACAGTACACTTTGACTTTGAGGATGAGACATCTGTATTGTCAGAGGGTGATATTATTTATTTTGCTTTTCGTGATACGGGATATTTTGTTAATAACTGGGGAACGGACACTTTCTCTTTTGCTTTAGCACCCTATATTGACGAAGCGATAGTAGAGGGGCAGGGGAGCGATGGGTATTACCCTATAATACCCAATCTGCCGGATGTAAAGCAGGTTGATTTTATCAAAACGATTGCTGCAATATCCGGAATATTTGCTGTTGTTGTTAATGATACTACTTTGGGCTTTTTTTCTGTGGGTGATATTATATCGAATCGAAATAAGGCATACGATTGGACGCGTAAAGTGGTTGCTCCTTTCAAAGAAAATAAACCACAAGAAATTAGTTACTCGCTTGAAGATTTTGCGCAAAAGAATTTACTTACATGGAAAGAAGATAATACAGTAAAGGATGATTATAATAGCGCCTTGTATGTGGAAGATGAAACAATTGAGGTGGAACGTACTGCTATTGAACTTCCATTTGCTGCCACTGATATGTCTTTTGGTAGAGCTTCTATTCCATTGTATAAATATTCCGGTAGTGAGACTATCGGGGAAATGAATAGTGTGGAGCCACGGATATTGATTGAGGTAGATAACAATGGCAAATCTAAAGCTTCATTTGAAGGGCTGGGGTGGAATGCTTTGATAAGTCGAAACTATGAATCATACCAGAAAATTATTCGTAATCCTATTGTGATTAGTGAGAAGATTGAGATTTCTGATATTGAATTAAAAGAGTTAGATGTGACTATTCCTGTCTATTTAGGTCAATATGGTAGATACTATGCTATTATATCAGTAAGGGCAGAAGATACGGGAATATGTGAATGTAAATTATTGCAATTGGAAGTGTAACTATGGAAAATGTAGAAGAAAGAGTGCTGGATATCCGGGTGAGATATGACGATGCTATCCGAAAAATAGCAGAATATCGTACTCAGTTGGATGTTTTACATCAGGTTGAGAAAACGCTTAAAGAGGATTTAAAGGAGGGGCGTATCAGCCGTGAAAAGTATAATCTGAAATTAACCGAAAATAAGGTTGCCGCTCAAAAATACACAGATGCCATTCGTATTTTGAATAAGCACATTCAAAATGAATATAAGGAGCAAACAGAGCTTGAAGGTAGCTTAGTTAGATTACGTGCGGAACTTTCTAATTTGACTGCTTCTTATGATAGGTTAAGTCGTGCGGAACGTAACAGTGCCAAGGGCAAAGAGATTCAAGATAAGATAAATGCCATTACCGATGAATTGAAGGAAGCGGAAGAGGGTACACAGCGTTTCTATCGTAATGTCGGTAATTACGAGGAAGCTTTGAAAGATTTTGTAGGTATCAATAATGACTTTGCAAATTCTTTGTTGAATATCGCCCAGAACTCAAATGGAGTGAAAGGCTTTTTCTCCAATATGAAGACAGAAGCATCTGCTTTAGGTTCAACGCTAAAGGCATTATTGAAAAATCCGGTATTTATGAGTATAGCAGGTGTTGCCGGAGTCGGTTTTGCTTTCAAATGGTGGTATGACTACAATAAGGGGATAAAGGAAGCTACCAAATTGACAAAGCAATTTACGGATAAGTCTGGCGATGATTTGAAAATCTATCGGAGTGAAGTACAAGCTTTGGCTGATTACTACAGTAAAGACTTCCGGGATATGTTGACTGCTATTAATTCCGTAGAAAAACAGTTTGGCATATCTTCTGATGAAGCGTTGAAAGTAATCAAAGATGGTTTCATTGCCGGAGCAGATGCGAATGGTGAGTTCCTATCTGCTTTGAAGGAATATCCGGCATACTTCAAAGAGGCTGGTATCTCTGCGGATCAGTTCGTTGCTATTATTGCAGAAACCAATAAGCAGGGGGTCTTCTCTGATAAGGGAATTGATACCATCAAAGAGGCGAATACTCGGCTTCGGGAAATGACTACATCAACAGCCACTGCATTGGATGGTATCGGTATCAGCTCTAAACAAGTCCAGACAGATTTGCAGACAGGAGCAAAGACTACTTTTCAAATCATGCAGGAAGTATCTGCCAAATTGGATGAACTACCGGAAGGCAGTGCGGTGGTCGGAACTGCTATTGCAGATATTTTTGGTGGTCCGGGAGAAGATGCCGGCCTGCAATATATCCGTACCTTGAAAGATATTTCTGTGAATTTGGATGAAGTCAAGGGTAAGACCGGGGAATTAGGTAAAGTGGAAGATGATTTGCTTGCTTCCCAAGCGGAACTAACGAAAGAGGTCGCTTTGCTTTTTGATACTACTGGTGGCTCGTTTGAGAAAATGACGGCTAAGGTTGAGACTTTTGTCAATGGTGCTTTATCCTCTTTGATTAAAGATGTACGAACTTTGTTTGAATCGGTAGAGGATATATCAGAACGGGAAACTAAAGCGGCTGTTGAGCTTGGAAAGAATGTTGCAGAGGCTAATGTCGGGGATGAATATGCCAAGATAGAGGCGGCACGGGCTCGGTATGTGAAAGCGGGGCTTTCTGAGGAAGAAGCTTTGAAAAAAGCTAAAGAAGAAAGACTGCAGATGCTGAACTTATCCTTGAAGCAGGAAGAAGAATACTTGCAGGAAACTGTTGCCATCAATGAGAAATACAACAAAGAACTGTACAATGCTTCATTCTGGCGTCAGGGAATTGGCAAAGACCGTTCCAATTCAGCCATAAACAAGGATATTGCTTCTTCATGGAATAATCGTATGGCACAGTTGTCGGCTGTGGAATCCAGAAAAGAAACTATTAACTTGGTGTCTTCATATACCGGGGATGCCGATAAAAAGAAAACGCCGATTGTTGACCCTAAAGCTGTGGCCGAAGCTCTAAAAATCAAAAAGAAAGAACTGCAAGAGATACGTAAGGCTGAGGATGAAATGCTAAAGCTCGTCAAAGATAGCCGGAAAAAGCAGACGCAAGAGATAGAATATGAATATAGCCGTCAGATTGAAGATTTGGAAATCCGCTTGAAAACCGAAAAAGACTTGACACCTCGTGCCAAAGAAGAAATCGGAAAACAGATTCTTTCTCTTGAGCAACAGAAAACTATTGCTTTACAAAAGCTCTCTGATGAAGAACTGAAAAAGGAGATTGAAAATCGGCAGAAGCTTTTCGCCCTGCAGCTTGAATCTGTAAAGGCTGGTAGTGAGCAGGAGTATCAACTAAAGATGCAGCAACTTGTAGCCCAACGTAATGCAGAGCTTCAGCAGAAGGAGCTAACAGAGCAGATGAAACTTGCTATCATGGAAAAGTATAACAAGAAGATTGATGATTTATCAAAACAGCATAACAATGCTGTAACTAAGAAGCAAGAGGACGCATTGAAACTCCGCTTTGAGACTGAAATAGCCCAAGCGTATGGTAATGAGCAAGAAATTCTCCGTATTAAGATGGAACAGAAGCTTGCAGAGTTGAATGCTATGCAGCAACTTGAGGGGGAAAGTATAGAAGCTTTTAATTTGCGTAAACTTCAGGCTCAAAATGAATATAATGATGCAAAAAAAATGTTGCAGATAAAGAAATAGCTATTGAACAAGCCAAATATGATGCTATGGCTACTGTTACAAATGGACTTATTGCTTTGACAGATGAGATAGGCAATCAAGACCGTAACTTTGCCATTGCAAGCAAGGCTTTGGCTCTTGCTGAAATTGCAATCAATACAGGTAAGGCTATTTCTAAAATGGTTTCGGCGGAAGCTGGAAAGGGTATAATTGGACTTGGTACAATGGCAAGTGGTATAGCTACCATACTTTCTAATATTGCAGCTGCCATATCTACGGTAAAAAGTGCTAAATTTGCACAGGGTGGTTCAGTAGTAGGCCCGGGTTCGGGCACAAGTGACTCTATACCAGCAATGTTATCCAATGGTGAAAGTGTAATGACAGCCGCTGCGACTTCTATGTTTGCGCCGTTATTATCGGCCTTTAACCAAATGGGTGGTGGTATTCCTATCAACGTAACAACCTCATCCAATCAGGCAACGGGTGAGGATATGCTTGCAAAAGCTGTTGCAAGAGGTATGATGATGGCTCCGCCACCGGTATTGTCCGTAGAGGAATTTACTTCTGTTGCAGATAGAGTAAAGTATGTCGAGAATCTTGGTAGTGTATGAATGCGTATGAGTTATTAATTCTGAATAGGAACATCCTCCAAGTAATGGATGGTGTTTCTCTTGATGTTGGGGATGTGAAATATATTCCCGTATATCAAGATTATGTTCGCTTATCACAGGAAGGACATAAAAAAACTTATATCATGCAATATTTATCTGATGAGTATAATATTGCAGAAAGGACAATTTATCGAATCATTGATAAATTTTCAACTACAGTTAATATCTGAGGTTTCATTGTGAATTATTTTTTTAATTCTGTGTTCAACCCTAATTAGGATATAAGTGCCAGGTGTTTTTTCTTGCTAAAAATAAAAATGTTGAAAACAAATTTGTATATATAGTTTGTAACTAAAATGTAATTTTCTTGTAATCAGGTATGTTTTAATTGCTCTATAGATTTGCAATCTATTTTAATACACCCAGGTTATGATAATGACAAAGGTTACTTATGAGGATGAATATTTGTTTTCACTACTAAAACAAGGTAATCAAGATGCTTTTACACAGCTTTACAATAAGTATTCTTCGATGCTTTATGGTCTGTCGTACAGGTATTTGCAAGATAGGAATCTCGCAGAAGATGTCGTTCAGCAGGTTTTCTTGCACCTGTGGGAAGTACACTCCACTTGCCATATTAAAGTACACTTGAGAAATTATCTTTATACTATGACGAAAAATTATTTGTTAAATATGATTCGGGATACGAATGATATAATCGCAAGAGAGGATATGAAAGGAACTGAACAGAATAATATTATTGATGATGGCTTACAAAAAAAACTTGAAGAAGAAAGGAAGTTCGGCTATTTACGTTGGGCTGTAAAGCAACTGCCAAGTTGCAAACGGGAGATTTGCCTGTTGAAAATATATAGGGGATTGAACAATCAAGAAATAGCGGATGAATTGAATATACCGATAAACACAGTCAAATGTTACTATACGCAATCTTTGAAGCTACTGAAATATTATCTTAGAAATCATGTTGAATAGAGGCAGGGTTGTCAATGTTCCTTCATTTCATAAAGAAATAACGTGAGTATGGCTGAAATGAAACTGACATACAAAAGAAATGTAGCCGTTATACACTTTTGAACATACTCTGTGTCAATAGTACGTAAAAGATATTATTGAATCAAATTTATTAATTACTTAACGTACTAAAATGAGAAGAGGTATTTTGATTGTTTTGACTGTTTTGCTGAGCACATCTTATATGATGGCTACTCAGAAAACAATATTAGAGCGTAAAAAAGCAGAAAAGGGCTACGTCTTGACATCCGATGAGGAGGTCTCAAAAAAAGTGGTTACGGTTAAAATGAAAGGTGTTATTTTTGACAAGAAAACACAGGAAAGATTGCCAGGAGTAACATTGGTACTAAGCGATAATCCTTCGATTGGAACGGTTACTAACATGGATGGCGAATTTCAGATAACGGCTGTCCAGGGATCTAAATTGAAAGTGTCCTATATAGGATATGAAACTCAGCTGCTAGCTGTAAACCTGGATGACAACATTAAAGTAGAGCTTGACCAAGACAATTTCAAACTGGATGAGGTTGTAGTAACTGGGCAAGGTGCAGAAGTACAGAAACGGCGTTTATCATCGAATGTAACGACAGTCAACAGTAAAGAACTGGAACGTATGAAGCAAGGGCGAATCGATCAGATATTGCAGAACTCCCTACCTAATGTGCAAATTACGATGGCCAGTGGTCAAGCTGGCGCCACTTCATTAGTTAAATCAAGAGGTCTGTCATCTGCCTATTCTAATTCTACTCCAGTAATTTATGTAGATGGCGTACGTGTGGATAATATGAATACGGGAGCCACCTTAAATAACTCTTTAAGCGGTAACAGTGCCGTGACTGGCTCTATAGGTGATATTCCTATGGAAAACATTGACCACATAGAATATGTAACAGGCGGTGCAGCTACTACACTTTACGGTTCAGATGCTGCCAACGGGGTCATCCAGATTTTTACTAAAAAGGGAACAGAGCAAAAGATTTCTTTTTTTGCTGAAACCCAGTTAGAGGCGGATGTGGCTTCTTCACAATTTTATCATTTTAAACGTACAAAAGAATTGTTGCATCAAATAGGATTTACTCAAAAATACCGTATTGGCTTTGATGGTGGAACTGAAAAATATGGCTATAGTTTTGGAGCGAACATGAGCAACAGTACCGGTACCCTGATAAAGAATGGGAACGAAGACCGTAAGTATGACCTACGTTTCGGCTCAAGAGTGAAATTCAACAAAGTTCTTGAGTATCAGAATTCATTTGGTATGGTGATACAGGACTTTGCCCGTAGCCGTAACGGTAACCAAGGTGGATATACAGGATTGTGGTTTACGGAAGGTGCAGCCGCAACTAATTTTAAATATACAAATACCGAAGGCAAGCAAGTAAACTATGGAGCCGATTTGGATGCCTTGGATGATTATGCTTTTGCCCAAATGAAATCTTTTGTAAACACAGCTGAAGCATTACAGAATAACCGGGAATCTGTGAAACGTTTCCAAACTTCACAGTCTTTAAGTTATGCCCCGTTAACCAACCTCACCTTTAAAGGTATACTAGGAGTGGATTATCGTCTGAATAATAATAAGAACATCATTACCAATGAATATCTGATACATACCCAGCAAAAGCCAGAAGGTACGTCAGACGCGGGAAGTATTTCTAATTTTGACCGTAATTACTTTGGTTTGACTATCGATATAAATGGACAACACAGATATCGTTATAGGGACATTTTCAGTCTGATTTCTACAGCTGGTTTCCAATTTTTTAGCACATACGACCACCAATCTGTTTATAATGGTACCAATGTGCGAGATGGTGCGCAAATTGTAGCAGGGGCAGGAACATTGACTTCCAATGAATGGCTGAGTTATCTATATAACTATGGCTATTTTATCCAGGAGAATATCGGCTTTTTAGATCGTTATTACATAGATCTGGGACTACGTTCGGATTACAACACAGCTTTTGGTGACAATGTAGGTTGGCAGTATTATCCGAAAGTGGGAATTTCCTATGTACTTTCCGAAGAACCCTTCATGCAAAGTCTGAAAGAAAGTAATTTTATTAACAATGTACGTATCTTGGCAAACTATGGTGTGGCAGGTAGCTATCCGCCAGCCTTTGAATATCAACGCACAGTAGCTTTCAATTCATTTCAAGGACAACAAGCCGCTTCTTTCGGTAAATATGGAAACCCGGATTTGGCTCCAGAAAAGAAACATTCTTATGAAGCGGGTTTTAATGCGGTTCTTTTTAATCGTATTTTAAATCTTGGCTTTACTTATTATTATGCTTTGACTAAAGATGCCCTTTTCAGTATTCCGTCTCTTCCCTCATCTGGACAATCGGCCAACTATCTGTCTAATGTAGGGGAAATTGAGAACAAAGGTATTGAATTGAGTGTAGGATTGCAACTGGTAGATACTAAAAACTGGAATGTTCGCTTGAATGCATCATACAACACCAACCATAACAAGGTTCTGAGTATCGGTAATGCAGTACCATTTGCTATTGGTGGTTTCTCGTCAAGAACAGTGCAAACTGTAGTAGCTGAAGGACAGCCGGTAGGTTTCATCCGCGGTTACAAAGCTGTACTGAATTCGGATAACTCATTAAAAGAAATTCTTCCTTTACAGAATTTAGGGTCCACACTCCCTACCGGATATGGAAACTTCTCTCTTTCTGCAAGCTATAAAAATCTGTCTTTGATGATTAACGGTGATTATCAATACGGAGCATACGTACATTCGTTTGACCGTCAATTCCGTTTCTCCAAAGGATTAAAAGACGGTGCAATACCGGAAAAAGCTTTGGAAGGATTAGATCAAGGTGCCAATTGGTTAAATTTTACAAACTTTTTCGTAGAAAAATCGGATTTTGTGAAAATTAGGAATATTGGGATTTCCTATGACTATAAGCCTGAAAAGTATTTGAAGAACATCAATTTTGGTTTTAATGTCTATAACCCGTTTGCCTTTACGGCTTCTTCTGTAGATCCTGAAGCAGCTTTGGCAGGAGCCCGTTCTCAAGGTGCAGTAGCCGTAGGTGGACTAAATTATTCTTCATACTCCACTCCTCGGCAATATGTAGGTTCTATTCGTATCTCTTTCTAAAAATGTCCAACTCTTAATGAAATAATAAAAATGAAGATAAAAAACTATATTCTGTTAGGGGCTTTAGCCTTATCATGCGCATCATGCGAGCTGTTGCAGCCCAATGATATTATCAATCCTAACGTGGACGAAAAGACGTTCTTGCAGACTCCAAATGCAATGAGTACTTGGGTAAATGGAGCCAACCGTTCATTTGCCACCATTATAGGTACGTATGTGGAACTCATAGAAATACTATCTGATAATTACTTCAATAATTACAGCCAAAGCAGCAAAGTTTTTGATTTCCCTACAATCTTATACACAGATGTGGATGTCACAAACTTGCAACGCCATATTGGTACATTACGTGAAACCGCTATTCAGGGGTTAGAAGTGGTGGCTGCAGCTGATGCGACTACTACAGATGCTCAGCGTTTCAACCTTTATTATATAAAAGGTTTTTCTTATTTACTGGCAGGAGAGTATTTTCTTGCGCTTCCTGTTGAAAACGGAGGAGAGGTAAAAAGTTGGCAGGAAAATTTGAATCTAGCGATTTTCACCTTTACAGAGGCTTTGAACTATACTAATGATGCTGGTAAAAAAGCATTCATAAATACAGTGATAGCCCGCTCTTATTATAGGTTAGGAGACAAAACAAATGCTGTGCAATATTCAAATAATGCGTTAGCCTTGTCCAAGGACTTTGTAGAGCAGATTGAATATGATGGAGATAACGGTGTAGAAAGTTCTATACAAGGATATATCTACGGAACAAACTTTCAGCCGTTGCCTCGACTTGATTTTCTTGATCCGAAATATTTTCAGAAAAACAGCGCAACTGAAGCACGTCCTATCTGTATAGCTAAAGCGGAAGAAGCTTATCTGATTTTGGCCGAAGCAGCTTTAGCTGATAATGATCTTAATGGAGCAAAAAGTATTTTGAAGGAATTGTTGGCACTTGTAAAAAAACGTCCGGTAGAAACCGATATTAACGACCAATTAGAAGGACGTTATAACGGAGGATACAAAGAATATCCCAACAGTTCCGAATACAAAGTAGCTGCTTCGGCTGAAGATGAACTAAGAAGTGGGTTAGTACTTGATCGTCAAATGCCCAATTTAATTTCTATTCCTTACATTTCAGGAACTTCTGTCACAGAAGCGATGATAGATAATCCAACCACAGTGGATAATTTACTGGAAATACTTTATCTTATGCGTCAGGAGATATTCATAGCAGAAGGACGGCGGGTAGCTGATTTAGGAATTCGGCTGCCGATATGTGAAACAGAAGCTGCAAACACTCCGTCAGCTGCCAATTATACAACCGCTCAAATCCCTCCCTTTATTCCTTTAAATCAGGAGATGGATGCCTTCGAAATGAATAAGGATACTAAAACAGTAGTTATTAAATACAATATGAATCGTGTTATCGTACAAAATAAATCTTCAGAATATGTGGCTCCTTTCTTTAACTAATCAAACGATGAAACTGAAAAGAAATATTTTAATGTTTTTATGTAGTTGTTTAATAGGCACCGTGACTGCTGCCGACCGTTCTAAACACGTCATTCTTATTACCATTGATGGAATGAGATCCGAAATGGTAACAGATAGTACAATGCCTTCACCCAACTTAAAAAGAATGAAGAGGGATGGATTGTTTGTGGAACGTATCAAAGGAATTACTCCGACAGCTACATACCCTTCACACATAACTATTGTGACAGGAGTAGAACCTGTTCAACATCGTATCTATTATAACTCTCCTTTTACAGAGAACAGACCAGGAAATGTAAGCTATTGGTATGCAGACTCTATCAAAGCAACTACAATCTGGGATTCTGCAAACCAAAACGGGTTGATCGTAGCCTCTCTTTTTTGGCCTGTATCTGTAGGAGCAAAATCTATTCATTATAATGTACCTGAATTTTGGTCGGTAAAGCCCGTTGCCAATCAATTGGAATACATCAAGCCCTACTGTACTCCGAAAGGCTTTTTAGATGAGTTGGAACGGGAAGCCACTGGAAAATTAAACCATAAAAACTTTAGTGCTGGTTCTATGGATAGAGATGCTCGCACTGCCGCAATGGCCAATTATATTATGAATACCTATAAACCCAATCTAATGACAATACATCTGATTACTACTGACTATGCCCAACATGCTACAGGATTGAGGTCTGACAGAGTGAGTGCAACAGTAGGAAGTGCCGACCATGCTGTAGGGTTGATTCTGGAGAATTTGGAACGGAATAAGTTATTATACAATACTACCGTAATTGTATGCGGTGACCACGGCTTTGTGAACTATAGTAGAAGTATTGTTCCGAACGTATGGTTAGTGCAAGAAGGTTTGTTGAGTGAAAAACCCGGAGGAGAGTGGAAAGCTTGCTTTCATGGAGCAGGAGCTATGATGTTTCTTTATCTAAAAGACAAGAATGATCAAACTACTTTGAATAAAATTCGCAAAAAACTGACTTCATTACCAGATACGACCCAAGCATTATTCCGTATAGTAGAAAAAGAAGAATTAGGCAAGGTAGGGTGTGACCCAGAAGTGGCGTTTGCGTTGGAGCCCGTAAAAGGAGTAGCTGTTGCTACTGCTCGTACCGGAGCGGATGTTATAGAGAAATTTGGAGGTAAGCATGGCTATCTATCAGGTATTGACCCTACGACATTAGTAGCATTTGGATGCGGGATTGAGAAAAAGGAATTACCAGTTATGAAACAAACGGATATAGCTCCTTTTATAATGAAGCTTCTGGGTATCGATTTTGGGAAATAAAGTAATATAGAAACAAAAGACTATTTGAAAATAGAAAAGTGAATTAGTCTTATTGATATTTATAAGCTGAAACAGAGGTATTCCCCTATTTTTGCCTTGATTTTGGAAATGCAAGGTAAGAATGGGGGAATTTTCATATTTCAATCTATAAATGTATGTCTTTTAATTCTATCAGAACTGTTCTTGTTATTGCTAAAAGTTACTGACAGAGCGTGTCAGTGGAATGAACTCCTTATATTCTTCAAGCCGTATCCTGTTTTCTACCTTTGTTACAAACAATTATGTGATATGGCAAAATTATACATTAATAAGGACATTGTAGCTGATAGAGATAAGCTGGAGAGTTGGTATTTGACCGGAGATGAAGGGCTTTCGTTTCCAGATATTCAATATTTTCTTTCATGGCTTGACCCGGCTGACCCTACAATTGATATTGAAATACATTCATGCGGTGGTGATACAGTTGAGGGGTATGCAATTTATGATGCATTACGTGCATCGGGTAAGGAAATTTCTTGTACTGTTGTTGGAAGATGTGCTTCTATGGCGACAATTATTCTACTGTCTGCACCGTTGGAACGCAGAAAGGCTTATCCCCATGCAAAGTTTCTCATTCACAAACCATATTTGGCAAAGTATGACGATGTCTTAGACCTTGAAACGATAGAAACCCTTAAATCAAGTTTGGAAACGGAAAAAGCTAAGATGTTAGCTGTCTATGTTGAAAGGACAGGGACAGAGCCAAACGTATTGGAAACTCAAATGAATAAAGAAACATGGTTTGGTGGAGAGGTTGCAAAACAATTAGGATTTATATCTGCTGTTCTTGTCCCAACTACAGCAAAAGGAATCGATTATAAACTTAATAGTAAAAAAATGAACAAAGAAAAACAAGTGACAGTGAAGCAATCTATCATTGATAAGTTGCTTGCCAAATGTGGCTATCAAAAGATTGAGGATATTCCAGTAATATCTATGGAGTTGACAGACGCCGAAGGTAATATACTGACGGTGGAACGTGAAGAGGGAGAACCGCAAGTCGGGGATGCCGCGTCTCCTGACGGTGAACATGTTATGCCTGATGGGAAGACTATCATCGTAACCGATGGAGTAATTACGGAGATTAAAGATCAGGAGGAAGAAAATGGTGATGAGGAGATTGAGGCTTTGAAGGCCCGCATTGAAGAACTTGAAGCGGAAAATGCGGCTTTGAAAGTTAACGCCCGTACAGTTGAGGACAATAAGATTCTGAATGCTGTAAAGATGGCAGGTGGGGAAAATTGGTTGGCGAAGCATTGCTCAACCTACAGGGTTTCTTTACGTGCCCAGACTTTTAAGACAACTGTTGATCCTCAGGCCAATGCAGAGGAAACACCTATTCAGAGGAAGTTGAGAGAAGAAAGAGAAAAGCGAGCTAAAAAGTAAAGAAAGGAGATTTGAGTATGCCTATTTTGGATTTTTCAAAATTGACACCGGACAATCAGGCGGTGAAGGATTTGAAAGACTTGATTGAATTGACAGTCTTTCAGAATGAGGATATGGAGCGTTTTATGACGTTCATGCCTAAAGTGACCAATGGCAAGAAAGTTGGTTTTATTGGTGAAATGGAGGATGTGGGTATCGCAGGCTCTGGATGTGATCCTACATATCAAAAGGTGGCTATTGCTGCAGCCCAAAAGATTTGGGAAATTGGTGATTGGCAAGTTCCATTGGAAATGTGTTATGAGGATTTGGAAAACACTATTGCTAAATATTGCCTAAAAACCGGTACTAATATTGCGGACCTTACTTCTACTGAGTATATGGATGGAATCGTCCTTCCGAAGCTAACGGAAGCAATGATGAAAATGTTGTGGCGCTTTACCTGGTTTGGAGATAAGGATGCTGCTAATGTTGAGGGGTCCGGGCAAATTACAGATGGTTTGAATGTAGAATTGTTTAAGACATGCGATGGTTTCTTTAAACGTCTGTTTGCTATATGTACAGATAATGCAGGCCAACATACTGTCATATCAGCCAATGCTGAAGCATCTTATGCTTTGCAAAAATCCAAAATGAAAGAATTGGGTGCTGCAACTTCTATATTTGATGCAATGCTTGAAGATGCGGATAGCCGTATTTTCCAAAAGTCCGGACATGCAATTTTTGCTACGAAATCATTGTGTGATTCTTTATCTCGTGACGTGAGAGAAAGATATAAGGTTATTATGCCTTGGGAAGTTATTTTTGACGGACTTGAAGTAGGGGAGTATGACGGTGTTACAGTTGTAAAATGCTCAATTTGGGATCGATTTATCCAAGCATATCAGAATGATAAAACCAAATTGAATCTTCCCCATCGTGCTGTTCTGTGTTCTCCGGACAATCTGATGTACGGCTGTGAAGGTGATAACCCTATGTCAGACCTTGATATCTGGTTTGAAAGAAAATCCCGTAAGAATTATATCTATTCTACAGGTAAACTTGGTTCTATGATTGGCGAAGATAATCTGGTACAAGTTGCATATTAGGAAAGGAGGTATTTATGGGAGTATGCGATGATATTTTGAAGAAAGATATTTCTCCGTCTTGTGATGATCCAGTTGTACAAGGTTTGGAGCAGGAAGGTGTGATAATGAATCGTGCAGATGTAGACTTTGCTGCAACAGTGTTCAATGCAACTCGTAAAAATGTGATTGAAACATTGGCGATGAAAGAAAAGAAAAAGGCGTATAAAGTTGTGGTTCCAGGTAAAACTCCATTTACTGGTACTACTACTGCTTTGGCAACAGGTACATATCGTAATTCATTCACAAACACCATTACACTTGTGATTTTGGCAAATGACCCAGATGTTTGTGCCGATATAGTTGACGGTTTAGCTAATGGCTCTTATGTTGTAGTATTGGAGAATAAATATAAGGGTTTACAGAAAGAAGAAAATCCGGGTGATGCCGCTTTCCAAGTTTTTGGATACTATCAAGGGCTTATAGCTACAACTATTGAAAATAATAAATACAGTGAAGAAACGGAAGGTGGTTGGAGTGTGACCCTTGAAGAACAAAAAGTACCGAAATCAGCTTTATTCTTGTTCAAAACAAGTTATGAAGCGACTAAGACGGCAATTGGTACATTGACAGCAGAACCAATGGGGTAACGGAATGACTGTTGTAGAAGTGGTTGATAAATTAAAAGAGTTGGGGGGTAAAATCCCCCTCTCTTCTTCTGATAAATCAGATATTGAAGTAATATATCATGAAGTCTTCGGACGAACTTTTGTCAAGACTTCATGTGGTGATTGTTATCGTGATGCTGTGATTGAAATGTATTCATATTTAAAAAAATACGGAAAGATGAAAGAAAAATCAAATTATGCATTGAAAAATGGTGTTTTACTTCAGGTTGGCTTTGGGAGTAGTGAAATGTACACCAATAATAATCTAACAGATGAAGCAGCAGAGAGATTTCTTGCAGAAAATCCTAAAGGAATAGTGCTTTTTGCTTTAACACCTTCCAACTGGGAGGAAAGGGTTGAAAGACTCAAGAATCCGGTTATAGCTTTGGATGAAACTTTAGTTGCAGAACTGGTGAAAGCTTTCCAAGTAGAAGGTGCGACAGTCAAAATAGTAAAAGATGCATTTAAAACTTTCCAGATAGATGGAAAGAAGGTGACTGCTAAATTATTGGATACCCATATAAAAAAGGCTCAATCCCTTCTTGAATCAAAGAAGGAAACTGCAGACAAAGAAGTAGCAGGAGAAATGGTAGAATAATAAATGACCTCACGAAGCGATGAATGTAAATGATTTAAAGAAGAAAAGTAATAGGCGTGTTGATACGGGGTACTTACGTAATCTTGGCATCCAAAGCTATGGTGATGATAATTTATATCCTCAACATTTAAGGAATATCATCGCTGCTAGTTCAACTGGTAGTGAATGTGTGGAACGTTATGCCAATTTTATAGAAGGGAATGGTTTTCGTGAGGTCACTTTTTCTGAATATGTAGTTAATCGTCGTGGTGATACAACTGATGATATCCATGCTTTTGTATGTAGGGATATTGCAGATTATGATGGGATAGCAATACATGTAAACTATAATATGTTTGCTGATATAGTAGAGATACAGCATGTTCCCTTTGAAAATTGCCGTTTATTAGAGGAAGATGAAAACGGATATATTGCTAAGATTGCGGTTCACCCTGATTGGAGTGGAAAGAAAACCCGTAATGGTAAGGCTATTAAGGTTATACCGGATAATGTAGAGTTCATAGATGTTTTTAATCCTTGTAAAGAAGTGGTGTATGCACAGATTCGTGCTGCTGGGGGAATTGAAAACTATAAAGGACAGATATTGTGGATTAGTAACACTGGAAAATTTGTGTATCCTGTCGGAAGGGCTGACCGGGTGATTACGGAAATGAGTACGGATGAAGGGCTTGCAAATGTAAAATATCGTAATGTTCGCTGTAATTTTATGCCTTCTGGGATGATTGTTACCAAGAAAGGTGTTTCTCCGGTACATCTTGATGAAGAAGGGACTCCGATAAAAGAAGATAAGCTAAGCGAAGATACAGGTTTTTCAGATACCGTTATACAACTTCAAGGAGATACTAATGCTGCAAAAATATTGGAAGTAACTTTAGAATCTGATGAAGAAAAGCCGGAGTTTGTGGATATCAGCTCTAAAAATTATGATAAAGAATTTACTGTGACTGATGCCAGTGTGGTAGAACGTATTTATTCTGCTTTCGGACAAGAACCTTGGTATTGTATTCGTATCGGCAAGGTGGGTTTTTCCGGTGATATCTTGGAAGATGCTTTTGAGTATTATAACTCTATTGTATCAAAACAACAACGAATGATTGAACGTGCTTTTCAAAAGATTTTTGCGCATTGGTATGAGCCAGTCAATCCTTCTAATGACTTTAGTGTACAACCGCTTAAATATGTAAGAAATGCAACCGTATCTAATAGCAACAGATGAAGTGTCTAAGTTGGCCCGTACGATGTCGGTACATATCGATACGGAAAAGATAGAAACATATATTCGAGAATCGGAGAATATTGATTTGAAATCGGCTTTAGGTGATACTTTGTTTTTAGACGTGAAAGACCACCCGGATAATTATAGTGAATTACTCAATGGCGGTTCTTATAATGCAAAATGTGGTGGAAAACGCTCTTTTGTGGGCCTAAAAACCGCATTAGCTTATTATACTTATGCCCGTATGGTGAAGAATGGGGATGGTAATGTTACCCGTTTCGGATTTATGAATAAGGGTAACGAATATTCGTCCCATTCTGATTTTAAAGAGAAGCTTATGGCTTATAATGATGCTTTTTCTATGGCTGACCGATATTTAAAAGAGTGTGTACGCTATTTGAATGATAATAGAGAATCTTTTCCACTATATAGAGGAAATGGGGGAATAGTAGCAAATCGTGTAACATGTAGAATCTTGGGTGAATAATTATGAAAGAGAATTTTAATACATTAAGACAAAGGGCAACTCAAATAAAAAATGAAGTTGAGGACGGCGCTAATACTTCTGCAAGAGTAGGCTCATTTTGTGAGGACGTAGTAGATACAATGACTGGTACCATTACGGAATATAATGTTTCCGTCCAGCATCCGACTTCGGGAATCGACGGAAGCAACAAGTACAGTCTGGAAAGCGCCATCGCCCAAGTCCCGCAAGAACTTAGAAATATCGGGCTGAAGGTGTCATTCATCAATTCAGATGGAAAAGTAGAAACATGGGAGTTCCAGGGCGGGACGTTTACTGATACAGGAAGATGGAAGCAAATACCCAATCAGGCAATGATTGAACGAATTGATAACGATATGTTCAACTTAAACGCCGATAAGATTGACATAGATGGAACTTACGACAAAGAGATAACATTAGAACT